AGCACTTAATTGATGCGGTAGAGAATCCGCAACACTTTAGACCGCGCGACATATTGCACTGCAAAAAATCTTATCTGTTGGCTCACGCATTGGTTGACGCATACCCTGAGAGCGTGACAGCGAAGGTGCGCCAGATGTGCCGACACATTGACTTGTCAGAACTTGATTACACTTGCGGTGAGATTATCCAACGAGAGACAGAGGAGGCGGCGTAATGACAAAAGAATATCACTCAGCATTAATACGCATCAACAAAGCCAACAGCGTTGGAGAGTTGGAGAAATTGGAGCGAGTCTTTTCAGACATATACGAAATAGGGTTCTTCACTGTTAGCGAGTTTGGACGGCTTTGTGAAAGAATACTTGACAAGATTGTTGATATTGAACTATCGGAGGAAACAGTAGCATGAACCCAACACTACTTGACATTTTAATTCTAATTACCTTCTTCGGACTATGGGCGTTATGCTTCCAAGCCTATGACAGCTGGAAAGATCCACGTAACAGACGACGACGCAAGCGCAAAGCACGACGTAAAGCACTGCGACGAGACTTAGAGAGACAAGGGAGATTGCTACGATGAGAATCACAACGGCGAAGAAGTACTACAACGGACCAGCTAATATAGATAATAACGGAATCGTTATTGACACTAACAAATACTTAATTGATATTTACTTAACAAGATCATTTAAGTTTTCAACGGCCTACGTACCGGCTGATGAGTTTAGCGGTAAAAGCTACATTGCTTGGCTTGGGTGGTTACACATTGAGATAACAGGACATGAGGTATTAGAGGCATGAAACAACCAGAAAATGACCACACAAAAATGTTTGGTAATGACAGCCCTATTCATAATGATGCGGAGATAATCGTGTATTACGAATACAACGGACCAGCGGAGCCAGTGTTACGCATACCGTTTTGGTATTACAAAGAAGAAATAGGGATGTTTGAACACTTCGAGGCGGCAGTACATAGAGCAGCGAAGGCACTCAAGGAGTCGTACACGTACTGGCCTGAAGGTTATGTACACGTACAAACAGTTATCAATGATGAATATGTCAACATGATTTAGGAGCGGAACATGATCGGAATGAATACGTTATATGTGGTTGAGTTATACGACGATGTATGGTCGCAAGTGTTTACAACTGACGACGTACACGAGGCGAAGCATTACGTACAAACAAAGCGGGACAATGGTAAACGTTATCGAATTGTCAAGCACACAACGGAGGTTTTATAATGTCAGATCAAGATCAAATGGGACTAAAGCTGTACGGTATTTGGCACATGAAAGAAAATCCAAGATCTAAAACGGCTGATTGGTATCGTTACAGGAAGGGAATCACGCACCATAGACCAAACAGAGATATGTTAGTTGATATTCTACTGCCTGTTTTTAAAGAGTATGGTAGAGGTTACGCTTGGCGTGTTGAAGAAGGAGAAGAACCAGAGCAAGCGTTGTACGGCGCTATCGCAAACGGAAGAGGTTTAGTTAACGTGACGACAGGAAGACTATCAGTAGAGCTGGCTAACAATATCTTAGATTACTTTGTGGACAATGGACATATTGAAATATTAGAGTCGAAGTTGAAAGACGCAATTGAAAAAGTCAAGAACAGTGACGTATACAAGGAGATGCCCTATGAACGGTAGAGAAAGCTGGGAAGCATGGCACGATGACTGGCACGACCGCGACGAAGGTAAGTTTGACTACGCGGAAGAGTACGAAGACGACATCGAAGAATATAAACGCTTGCGTGATGAAGAAGAGTGATGTTAGACTCTATGCAGAAAGCATATAAGTTTATTTTAAATATATTATCTTATAAGGTATTTAACCTATGAGTATCTCTAAAGAACAGAAGATCAATGAGATTATTGAACATCAACTTGAAACGTTAACAATCACTGAAGCAATGAACATTGCAGGTAACTTCTTCATGGACTTGTTAGACGCGATGGACGACGCAGAGATTGAAGAACTGTACACTGACATGGGAGCGGGACGTTATGGGATTCATTGAAACGCACCAGCCTTGTCCTGACTGCGACAGCAGTGACGGGTTATCGTACAACGACGACGGCTCAAGTAAGTGTTTTGTTTGTGATAAGTACACACCAGCCGACAAGGTTAACGTACGGGATAACGTACGAGAGCTAGGTTCTATCAGCGACGCACCGAAGCCATCGTTCAGTCAGACAGAACATCGGTTAATCACAGCGGAGTACCGTTCAATTACTGACCGTCTCATTACAGGAACGACGGCGAAGAAGTACGCAGCACTTAAGCAGGGTGACGTTACAACATTCGGTTACTACAACCCTGACGATCCAACAAAGCCAGTAGCGGCGAAGGTACGTAACCCTGACAAGCGGTTCAGTATCATAGGTGATTGGAAACAAGCAGGCTTGTATGGTCAGCACTTGTTTTCTGAAGGTGGTAAGTATGTGACTATCGTTGAAGGTGAGTATGATGCGTTAGCGGCTCACCAAATGACAGGTAGTAAGTTTCCCGTTGTCAGTGTCCGTAACGGTGCAACTTCGGCGGCAAAGGACTGTCGCCTCTTTTATGATTGGCTGAACAGCTTCGAGAACATTGTTATTTGTTTTGATTCTGATGAGCCGGGACAGAAGGCAGCAAAGGAATGTGCTGATCTGTTCGGTAACAAGGCAAGACTTTTCAAGCACGTCAACGGCTACAAGGATGCGTGTGATTACCTTGTTAACAATCAATCGGAGATGTACACCAAAGCCTTCTGGTCTGCTCAGCCTTACACACCTGAAGGTATCGTAGGTGCCGGTGAGCTACGTGATCTAATCAAGAAGCCACTGACCAAAGCAAAGGTACAGTACCCATTCGAGGGACTGAACAAACACCTGTACGGTATACGCACAGCAGAGCTGGTTACTATTTGTGCAGGCTCTGGACTAGGTAAGTCTACGCTTCTGCGTGAGATAGTCAGTTCTATTATGGCACAATCTGAAGACAACCTAGGTCTGATGTTTCTTGAGGAGACACCTGAGCGTACCATGCGTGGCCTTGTCGGTCTTGAACTGAACAAGCCTATCCACTTACCTGATTGTGAGTATGACGACAGCGACATTGACCTTGTGTATGATACGATGGACTATGAGAATCGTGTCTATCTATGGGAACACTTCGGTAGTAACGAGATAGAAAACGTACTGGGCCGCATGAGATACTTCGTTAAGGTACTGGGCGTGAAATACATCGTACTCGATCACGTCTCAATACTCGTATCTGATCAGAGCAACGGTGATGAGCGACGTGCTTTGGATATGATCATGACTAAGCTGCGGACGTTCGTTCAGGAGATGGGGATTTGTATGTTCCTCGTAAGCCACCTACGGCGTCCTGAAGGGAAGCAATTGGAGGATGGTGCTGTCACCTCCCTTGGTATGTTACGTGGCTCAGCGTCGATTGCACAGCTCTCTGACGCAGTGATTGGAGCTGAGCGTAACAGTCAGAGTGATGATCCTGTTGTTAGAAACACGACTGTGCTGCGTGTGTTGAAGAACAGATACACTGGCAAGACAGGTAAGGCGTGTGAAGTATTCTACAACGAAGCCACTGGACGATTAACACAACGAGAGGAGAAACACGATGTTGTCTTGTAAGCTGGGAGAAAACGAACAGAAAGTTTGTGAGTCTGTTGCTCGTATGCGCTACGAGAACGCTAGGAAAAAAGGGTTTTCACAATCTCAGAATGTAATAAAAGCAGCTTCACATAAAGATATTGACGTTGATGGCGTTGGTTCTGAGATGGCAGCAGCAAAGGTGCTTAACGTTTACTACGACATTGAGACAAACTATAGCGCACATGAATTACCTTTACACGACTTGATGTATAAAGGAAAGACTGTCGATGTAAAAACTACAAAGTATCAGAGAGGTAGGCTTATTGTAATGCCTCATAAGGTACATGACAAATGTGATATATATTTGTTAGTTGTGGGTAGCTTTCCTGATTACAACGTAGTAGGTTATGCTGCACACGATCAGATAATACAAGAGGAAAACTGGGGTGATCCTTTTGGTAGAGGTAAGCCTGCATACTTTTTAGATCAGCATAAGCTGACACCCATAGAGGATTTGATTGGATGAGATGTATTGCGTGTGACGTAGAGCTAACAGACTACGAAGCGACAAGAAGGTATGCTGTTAGCAAAGAGTTTGTAGACTTGTGCAACACATGCTTCGCTGTTACGCTAGACGACGGTGACGTTATTGATCGTGATGATCTACGAACACTCGCTGACATAGAGGAGACGATACATTATGAGCAAGATTGGGACTTGGATATTGGAACAGGAACGGTTGACGGAGACTTACCAGAAGTTTAACCACGATACCGACAAAGAAGAACTGAACAGGCGTTACCATGAATACATGCTACTTGGATATAGAAACAAGTTTGGATCACTCAACGATCTGGTGTGCCGTTACGAAGGTGAAGAACAACATCCAAGTACACACTGGTCCAGATTCCTTGAGGAGTGTGCTGAATGAAGCAGACGAAATTGTGGGGCATAACCTTATCGGATTCGATTGTCGTATCCTTGATACTGTTTGGGGTGTACGCATTCCTAGGCATCGTGTTATGGATAGCCTCTACCTATCCCGCCTGTACAACCCCAGTCAAGAAGGCGGGCATTCACTGCGAAACTGGGGAGCAATCCTTGGAGGAACAGGAAAGCTCGACTTTACAGACTACGACGGTGGACTAACTGACGAGATGATCGAGTACTGTATCGCTGACGTTGAACTAACTGAGCGTGTGCATCGGTGGTTAGCATTACAGCTACGCAAGGAAGGCTTCTCTCAGAAGTGTATTGATCTTGAGCATCGTGTGGGTTGGATCGTGACTGATCAAGAACAGAACGGTTTCAAGCTTGACGTACCGTATGCTGAGAAGTTGATGATGGATCTTATGTTTGAGATGAACAACATAGAGTCAGAGTTACAAGCTATCTTCCCACCCATCGTTGAAGAGCGTTGGTCTGAGAAGACAGGTAAGCAACTGAAGGATAAGGTAACAGTCTTCAATCCCGGCTCACGTAAGCAGATAGCAGAACGGCTGCAAAGTCTTGGTGTTAAGTTTGACAAGAAGACTGAGAAGGGTAACATCATCGTTGATGAGAAGGTACTTGAAGGGATAAATCTCCCCGAAGCCAAAGCAGTTGCACGTTACATGATGTTGCAAAAGCGAGTAGCTCAGATCGATTCATGGTTGAAAGCTGTTAAGGACGATGGTAGAGTACATGGCAGAGTCATCACTAACGGAGCAGTCACTGGACGTATGACACACCTATCACCTAACATGGCTCAGGTACCAGCAGTATCTGCACCGTTTGGTACAGAGTGTCGGTCATGCTGGACAGTGGACGAAGGTAACAAATTAGTTGGTATCGATGCCAGCGGACTAGAGCTACGTATGTTAGCTCACTACATGGACGACGAAGATTACACTAATGAAATCCTCAATGGCGATATTCATACGGCTAATCAACGAGCAGCTGGACTTGAGACACGTCCTCTTGCAAAAACATTCATTTATGCGTTTCTGTATGGAGCCGGAGATGCTAAGATCGGAGCTATCGTTGGAGGAAATAGCGTTACTGGACGAAGACTTAAGGAAACATTTCTATCTAACACGCCGTCTCTTGAAAGAGTTAGAAGAGATACTCACAGGGAGGCTGCATCAGGCATCCTTACTGCACTTGACGGACGAAAGCTCAGAGTCAGATCAGAACACGCCGCGCTGAATACGTTATTACAAGGTGCTGGGGCTATTGTTATGAAGGAAGCTTTGGTACACTTGGCAGATAAGCTACGAAACATACCACATAGATTTGTTGCTAACGTCCATGACGAATGGCAAATAGAAACACCAGCACACTACGCTGATACGGTTGGACGTATGGGTGTACGTGCTATCAGAATCGCCGGTGAGGCATTAAGCCTACGATGTCCCTTAGACGGCGAATATAGAGTAGGCAACAATTGGGCAGAAACACATTAAGGAGAGTCTTATGTCTGCAAACAAACTACCACCCATCACTGTACGCGGAACCGTCTACTGGTGTGAGCGTAACAAGCTCAACAAGTACAGCAACAAGTACCAAGTACAGCTTGGAAACCTCAGCGATAAAGCTGTTGAAGCCATTGAAGAGATGGGTATTGCACCAAGCAACAAAGGTGACGACCGTGGTTTCTTTATCACCATGAAGAGCAACAACCCTATGCGTATCACTGACGAGTCTGGCACTGAGATTCCTGAAGACGTGCTTATTGCTAACGGATCTGAAGCTGTCGCTGTTGTAGGTTACTACGACTGGTCTGTTGGTACTGGACGGTCGCCATCGATGATTAAGATGAAGGTTACTAACCTGATCGAGTACAACGAAAACGCTGTGTCTGAAGCGGAAGCGTTGTGATCCTGATCGACGGTGACATCGTAGCTTATCGTTGTGCATTCAAGTGCAATGATGAGTCAGTCAAGACTGCCTGTTATACTACGGGCAGTTTCTTGTCTGATCTTGTTAGCGATCTATACATACAGATAGAAAGCGAACCAGACTACCGTGTCTACCTGACAGGCAAAGGCAACTTTCGTAACGACATAGCTGTGACTGCGCCTTACAAGGGTAACCGTAAGGACAAAGAAAAGCCTGTACACTTGGAAGCTATACGTGAGTACCTTATCAATGATTGGAACGCTGTTGTTACTGAGGGTGAGGAAGCTGATGACTTGATTGCTATCGACGCTACCGCCAACCCTGACAGCATCATCGTCAGTCTCGATAAGGACTTTCAACAAGTACCGTGCAGGCACTACAACTTCAACAAGCGTGAACTAACTTCTGTTACTGAAGAGGAAGGTCTGTTATTCTTCTATCGTCAAATCATCATGGGTGACAAAGCTGATAACATTGTCGGTGTGTATGGTATTGGTGATAAGAAATCTCAGAAGCTGCTCGAAGGATTGACAGAGATAGAGATGTTTAACAAGTGCGTTGAGTTGTTAGAATCTGAAGAGCGAGTCATTGAGAACGCTAGACTGCTCTGGCTACGTCGTGAACCTAATCAACTATGGGAAAGACCAAGTGAAGAGAACGAAGCGTAACATACCTAAAGGGTACGATAGCTGGTTCGAGTATGATCTTCATCAGAAGTTCAAACGTTGCGAGTACCATGTTGGCAAGTTAACATACACCCAAGTCAAGACGTATGAGCCTGACTTTGTATATTACAGTGGTGATTACACTATATATATTGAAGCTAAAGGGAGGTTTCGTGACCGCGCAGAAGCGAGGAAGTATGTTGACATCAGCAATGGTCTTGGGGAGAAGGAGGAGCTGGTATTTGTTTTCCAAAACCCAAGAACTGCAATGCCCGGCGCAAGACGTAGAGGTGACGGGACAAGATACACCATGCAAGAGTGGGCAGAGAAGCAGGGATTCACATGGTACACCGCTGAAACCTGTCCTGTCGGATGGAGTAAAAAGCAATGACGAGACACCTTGTAATACCTGACACGCAAGTCAAACCTGATACGCCTATTGATCACCTGTACTGGGCTGGTCGCTACGCTTCAGTAACAAAGCCTGACGTTATCATTCATCTGGGGGATCACTGGGACATGCCAAGTCTCAGTAGCTATGACGTTGGGAAAAAGTCGTTCGAGGGACGGCGGTATACACGTGACATTGAAGCTGGCATTGAAGCTATGAATCAATTCATGTTACCTATCCGCAATGAACAAGAGCGGCTGCGTAGTAACAAGAAGAAGATGTGGACACCTCGCATGGTCTTCTTGATAGGCAACCATGAACAGCGTATTGAGCGGGCTATTGAAGCTGATGCTAAACTAGAAGGACTAATGAGTTATGATCATTTCTTATTGGAAGAAACCGGCTGGGAAGTTATCCCTTTTCTACAACCAATCATCATCGATGGCATCGCGTACTGCCACTACTTCACGAGCGGAGTCATGGGCAGACCAGTCACCTGTGCAAAACTCATGTTACAAAAGAAGTTCATGTCGTGCATCATGGGACACGTCCAAGACAGAGACATAGCATACGCACGTAAAGCTGACGGTAGTAACATCACTGGATTGTTTGCTGGTATCTATTACAACCACGATGAGGACTACTTAAACCCACAAACGAACGGTAGCTGGTCTGGGATTTGGATGCTCAACGAAGTAAACAACGGTTCCTTTGATGAGCTACCTGTGAGTATGCAATATCTGAAGAGGAAGTACGGATGAGTATTGACAACGCAAGCCCTGAAGATTGGGATACAGTCACTGCACTAAACAATCTTTCAATACGGAAGAAAGCAGACCCTGTAGATAAACCTGACCATTACAACAAAGGTGCAGTTGAAGCCATCGAAGCAATCAAAGCATCAATGCCTGAGCATGAGTTTCGTGGTTATCTCAAAGGCAACGCACTGAAGTACCTATGGCGTTATGACTACAAAGGTAAGCCTGTTGAAGACTTACGTAAGTGTCGGTGGTACATTGATAGATTAATCAACGAAGTAAATGGATAGTCCCTGCGTTAAACAATGCAAGTTAGTTAACGACATCTGTACAGGATGTAACCGTACCAAGGAAGAGATAACTAACTGGACTAGATATACAGATGAACAAAGGAGTAAGATAATGAGTTGGATTTTTATATCTTATGAAAACTCAGACCAAGAACACATACGAGAAATTACCTCGTTTGATACTGAAAAAGAAGCAGCAAAGTATCGTATAAAAGATCTTGAGTTTTACGGTTATGGTTCTTACGAAATATATGAAGTAGACGATAAGGAAGACTAATGGACGCATATCAACAATACATTCACAAGTCCCGCTACGCTCGTTACCTACCAGATGAACAACGACGTGAGACGTGGGAAGAAACAATTGACAGATACTTAAACTTCTGGATTGAGAAAGGTAAGCTCACTCTCGAAGAAGCTAACGGTATCTTTGCAGACATTCACGACCTGAGTGTTATGCCTAGCATGAGAGCGTTAATGACTGCTGGTGACGCTCTTGACCGTGACAACGTAGCTGGCTTTAACTGTAGCTACCTACCTATCGATCACCCTAAAGCGTTTGATGAGATGATGTACGTT